CATGAGGTTGTTCTCCTCAAATATCTCGTCAAGGTAAAGGTCCACCCCGTCCAGATACGCATCGACCAAACATGTGGGGTCTGGGCTTTTACCAAAGTCCATGCCACTTGGGATGCGTTTTGTGCTCTTTGGTATCTCCTTTACTATCTTGAAGCTGTAGATGAGCCTGTCGCTGTACGTTCCGGTCTGGCCAAGGCCATAGACCCGGTACCATTCCTCATTATCCTTTCGATTTTCTATGTAATCTATCTCGGCCTGTGGACAATATTCATTGTCTCGCCATGTCAATATGATCTTTTCGGCTCTTGGGTCAGGTTCTATTTCGGTATGCACCCAAGTCTCAAAATCGGGATTGAGGTCAAAATAGCATATCTCGGATGTCCTGGCAATGTAGTGCTGTATGGCACTGTAACTGACCTTGGTGGTCTCGTTCACATAAAGGATGTTCCTTCTTTTGGATTTTCCAGCTTGGCCCTTATGGCCTACAACGTACCTGAACTGGATCACGCTGTCGCCCCATGTCATGTCCTTTTTGCCCTCATTGTAGTAATCGCTAAAGTCCAATCCCGTCATGTAGAACATGTCCTTATAGTCCTTTATGATGCCGTCCTTTAGGTTCTCAAACGTATCGGTAACGACGGTGATGGTGCGTTTTTTCTCGTCGGCATGTTCGAGAAGCCTTTGAGCAATGCCCCAATTCTTGCCCGCTCCCTGACCACCCTGGACGATTCGCCAAATGGCCTTCATTTCCTTGATCTTATAATAGGATGTCGTTAATGGGATCATTCTTCCTCTTCGGTGTGGTCAGGTTTTTTTCTGCCATCAAACACAACAAATGCAGGTTTGTTCTTTTGGCTGTTGTCCTTTTCGTATCCACCAAGATGTTTCATCAACATATCAAGTGCCTGTTTTCGGTTGCAAACCTTTACTTTTTTGGTCGTAGTGGTCGCGATACCTTCTTCTCCAATCTTTGAATAAACCTCGGTATCGACCCCTTCCAATGACAGCCTTGCATCGACCTGAATGTCGTGGATGTTCTTCAGGTTTCCGTTATCGTCGTAAAGGTCTGCAATGTCAAAACGTGCCAGTTTGGAGAGTATGGTAACAATCTCATCAATGTCTATTTTGTTGCGCTCGGCCACCTGTTTTTGTAAAAATTGAAGCCTTGCCTTAATCTTGCCGTCCTCATGGAGTTCAAATGCTCTTCTATTGACGGTCTCTGGTTTCATGTTTTTTGTAGAATATGCCCGTCTATAGGCTTCGGATTTGTTGCCAGTCTTAACGTATTCCTGACAGAATTTTTCCTGTTTTGGTGTGAGTTTCATTGTCTTTTAATTATGTTCTTTTGCCCCACCTTTCTATAGCTCAACCCCTTCAGGTCAAATTTTATGATGTGCAGTGCCTTGCCTGGTCTTATCTTGAGGTGGTTGGCTATTCTCTGGTGCTTCCATCCGCACTCGTAGAGCTGCATCACCTCGTTCTCAAGTTTCTTTTCCTTCACTATGTCGACCAGTATCTCCGCCATGGTGCGGCCACTCATTTGTATTGCCATGGACAAGCACCCAACGGTGGTCAGCATGTTGCGCATCATTCCGTCAGCCATCGTTTTATGGTGCTTATGGATGTGTTGACCGATTGTAGCTTATCTCCTCTTTCTTCCTTTTTAAGGACAAGGAGTTTTTGTTTCTGGATTTTTAGGGCATTGAGCCTGTTGTTCAAAAGTGCCTGTTCAGTTGTGTTCAACCTTGCGGACATGTAATTTGGTTTTTGGGAAATGGCCAATTGCCATTAAGAACTATCTGCCCATTTGGGCGGTGAAAGAATTATTTTATCAAATATAGCAAAATTTTTATGTTCATTGTCATATTGGAAGTTGAATTCTGTTGAGCATACGGTTTGATACATGGGTGTAAATTTCGGTTGTTTTCACGTTATTGTGTCCGGTTTTTGTTGTTTTATATAATCCATTTCGTGTTTATATAAAATTTTAATCATGCAGCCATTTTCTTTTCATAATGTTCCACCAATGCTCCATGGTGTGCCTCAAAAAGCTTTTTGGCCGTGGTGACCTCCACCGAGTTGCCAATGAACTTCTTTTGGTCGGTTTGGTTGCCCACCAACTTATAGTCCTTTGGAAAGCCCTGTATCTGCAACAGCTCCTTTACATCGAGCATTCTCATTTTGATGTCCACAATGCCATAATGGGCCATGAACATCTTTATGTTTACCATAGTTTCACAGTCATCATCATAAACCGGTATTGCAAATCCATCACCTATTTCACACGAAATAAGTCCCAATGGCTTTTTGTCCTGTCTTGCAATGATTACCGGACATGGATTCTCAACACTATTGCCAGCGTTTTTAAACCGTGGATTGAACAGATAGTGCTTTGCACTTACCAAATTGTGCTTGTCGTTGTTTAGTATGGTAGCTCCAGGAACTTCTATCGATCTATTGTTGCCATTTCCGTAATTCATCATGAGGTAATTGACCTTTCCAAACCTGTCCTTTGTGGAAACAGTTGGGCATGGCTCGTTTATATCGTGCGGTTGGCCATTGCCGTAATACGATTGTAGGAACTGAGCGTTGACCAAACCAAGCCTTCCTTGGGTAGATACTACTGGAGACGGCTCATCAACACTTGGCGGATTGTGGTTTCCTGTTTTGCCATTTACTGAATTGTACTTCAGGAGAAAATCACATTTGACTAACCCTTGACCCCCAAAGGTTGTAACCGTACCCGCAGGACCATTTATAGATATAACCTTTCCTTTGGGTCTTCCTGAATAGTATTTTTTTATAAAGCTGTCATCACCATCGGCAACAAATTTTACCAATCCTGCATAAATTCTTTTAAGCGTGTTCTCTACCAATGGCTTTTTTCTATTGAAAATGGAAATACCTTCGTTATCAAGATTGAGCACGTCCTTAACGGGCATCCATTTTTTCAATTGTCTGTCAAAAAGTGTCTTTACGGTGGTTGGGTTTTTGGTATGGGTCGGTTCTGGCCACGATATTGGAAAATTGTCTTTTGCAAACTGGGCAAAATATCTACTTCGTGAGGTATATGCCCCAAAATTTGCGGAATTGAGTTCCTTCCAATCAAATTTATACCCATAAGATTTGACCGTATCGACCCATTTTAAGTAATCGCTGCCTCTTTTTCTTGATATTGGTTTTCCATTATCACACAACGGCCCCCAACTCATGAACTCCACTACGTTTTCAATCATTAAATAATCAGGTTTAACAATCTCCAAATAAGCAAATAGATAGTTTGCCAATGTTCTGCTATCGGCATCACGTGGTAAGCCTCCTTTAGCTTTACTGAAATTGGTACACTCCAATGATGCCCAAATGGTAATGATACAGCCTTGATAAAGTTTTCGCAATGCATCAACCCGAAGTTTTAAAAAGAACAGTACTTGTGGGTTGCGTATGTCCTCAACCATGTGCTTGGCGTGAGGATGGTTTAACCTGTGGCTTTCAATGGCTTTGGCATCATGGTTGACACAAAATATCACCTTGCTATCACAATTGGCCAGATGGACACCCTCGGATGTGCCACCAGCACCACAAAATAAATCTATTACAAATTCCTTGACCATTTATAGCTTTTTTTAAGTAAATTCATAGTATTCATTGTCGCCTTTTATGATTGTCTTGAACGGAAACCCATCGTCTGGGACCTTCTTTATCATCTGTATCAAAATCGTCGATCCTGTAAAGACAATCCGCTTTTCTCCAGACTTTTCAATCTGCATGGTCAATAGCTCCGAGCCTTCTTTTTGTTTTGAAGGCTCAATCTTAAAGTCAATGACCTTTATCTCTAAATTGAACAACCTGCTGATCGCTATCTTTTCACCTACAAACGAGGTTACTTTTGGCTTTATGCCGAAATCACTGAATTTGTGCATTTGGTAACAGTTTTTTTATTAAATGTTTGGAATCGCAATGTTTTGTCCAGCCCATATATGATGCAATGGAAGCCGTGTTATTATTGGCCTTTAGCATTCTGGCAAAGCGTTTCTTTATTGATTTTCGTAACAAAATATGGGTATGGTAAATTTTATAGCCAACAAAATCAATACCTCTTGATGCTATTGGAAATACCTGATAGTTGCCTTTTACCTGAATTTTTAGTTTTTCGGATAAATAATTTTTGATATCATGCAGGATCAGGTGTAGCTCTTGTTTTGAATTTGATAGTATTACGACATCATCTGCATATCTGAAGTAATATTTAACGGCTTTATCTTCCTTTATCCAATGGTCAAAATATGACAAGTAGAAATTTGCCAAATACTGGCTCAAATAATTGCCAATTGGCAATCCAGGAGCACTATCAATGATTTCGTGCAACAACCAAAGCAGGTCTTTGTCCTTGAGCTTTCGCTCCAGCAACGACTTGAGAATATCATGGTCAATACTTGGATAAAACTTCCTTACATCCAGTTTTAAGCAATACGTGGTGCCGTTTACATCCTTTAGTGCATTTTTGACGTTATACAACGCCTTATGAATGCCACGGCCCTTGATGCAGCTATAGGTGTCCGATGTATAGGTGGAAACAAAAATGGACTCCAAAATGTTCATGATGGCATGGTGGGCAATCCTATCAGGAAAATATGGCAATCTGTAAACCTCCCGTTCTTTTGGCTCATAGACCTTGAATATGTCATAGGTCGATGTTTGATAGGTTTTATTTTTCAACATTTCATGCAGTTTCAAAATATTGGCTTCCATGTTTTTATTGTGGAGCATTACTCCATATTGCTTGGACTTTCCTTTTTGGGCTTTTTTATCGGCCTCAATGAGATTTTCCATGCTAATAATTTTATGATATAGGTTTCCCAATCGTTTCATTCCTTTGCTTTAATAGGTCGCCTTCCACAAGTGTACCAACGCCCTGATCATGATCGTGATTTTTTGCCATGTTGGCAGGGTCTGCAATGTCATTATTTTACATAGGTGAGAGCTGACATTCGAATTCGTATTCCAATTATCGTAGTCGTTGAACTGAAAACCTGAAGAACTGAGACTCAAACATTGCACGACCGTTGATCTTTATAAAAGATATGCCCTGTACAGTTCTAAAAATTGTGTCGCCACATGCTCACATACCACACTTGATTTAAAGCAAAGGCGAGAGCCGACATTCGAATACGCACGCCAATCAACGTAGACGTCGAACCGAAAACCCGAAGAACCGTCTCTATTGTCTCTCATATCAAACCATGGCTCATATTTCCTTTCGGATGAATCATTCCAATTTGGAACCCATTCTTTATTATTATTTTCCAGTTGGTTTGCTGCCCTAATAATAATTACAAGTTTGGCATGTGCGATCATGGCTTCCCTATCCTTTTCGGGATAACCGTCAAAATTTGGAATTGTGGATTTTGGGTCAAGTCCCAATACTTGACAGGCATCTTCAAATGTTTTTAATTCTGTATAGTTTTTCATTGTTTCTGTATTAATTGATTGTCATAAATTCTTTATATATGTCCGTGAACTGTTTCCCTGCATACTCTGCCAGTTCACGATTTTTAAAGCAAAGGCGAGAGCCGACACACGAACGCGCATTCCAAGTAACGTAGACGTCGAACCGAAAACCCGAAGAACCGAGATAAAACCATGGAAAGTATTTATACTCGTTGGAATTGTCCCAATCTAGTGTCCATCCCTCGTTAAGTGACTTGGCCAACAGTTCCACAAGCCATTGATAATACAGGTGTTGCATTTCTAGGGAATCAAAGAATAGGGATTGTTTTTCCTTATGCTCTTTTTCTGAAATGCCATTGTCCCTCAAAATGTCATCAATACTTTTGATGCGCTCTTTAACATCCTTGGGTGACGGCTTAAATTTTACCACTCCTTTTTTTTCGTCGAAGCTCTCCACTTCAAACCCTTCCGGGATTTCAATCTTTAATGTTTTCATTTTATTATTGATTTTTGTTTAGTAATTCTGTTTTTATTTTTATTACCGCTCATGAAAACAGATTGGGATTAAAATATTCTGAAATAGCATGATCAACGGCTCGCTCTAGGTTTTTTGATTTACTCAACGATGCACCGCTTCTGCTGCTGAAGTATTCCTTTTGTGCTATGCGCATCTGTTTTACAAGTTCGATGATTTCTTCTGCTGTTATTTTCATGATTCAATATTTAAGGTTGGTCCAGTGTATAATTTTACCGTTAAAGTCTTGGTTAAACCATGAAAAGAAATCTTGAATAGAATCAAAACCATCGTTCATAGCCAATTCTTCTATTTGTGAAACACGTAAAACCTTTCCATTAACAGAAACGAAAGCTTGTTTATCTCTTTTTAAACCGTGTATTATTTGAATTTCTTGAGTTGAAATACATGGTATCACGGGAGCAAACTGAAATCGTATTGGAGTGCGGTTGTTGATCACAAAATGGATATTGTTTCCCGCTTTCCATTTATCGTGTACATCTTCCCTTAATGAGTGTCTTTTTGGCAATAGGTCAATTGCATTGACGTTCCATTGATAGCCAACCTTATCAAATCCATCACAATAATCTGTAAAGTGATTATGTGTAAAATCATCTGAAAATGATTGCCAAATCTTTTCACAAAATTGTGTTGGTTTGCCTTTTATTTTGGTACTGAATCCTAGTGTCATGATCTTATCAATTTTAATGTTTCGCTTCGTTTCATTTTTTTTCGTTTTCCTTCAGGGTTAATAACCGTATCTATTGCGCTCAGTACCTCATTTGTGGGTCCCCTTTCAGTCATTACTATCACATAGCTTCTGCCTTTACTGGTGGTGAAATAACAGGAATTTATTGCGCTCATTTGGTTTTGCTCCTTCTGTCAAGTTCCTGCTCCACAAGTTCAAGCACGTCTTCATCAAACGGTATCAATCCAGTGTCGTTGCACTT